CTTGACAGATCTTATCAAGAATGGAAACAATTGCTGCTTTGTCGCCAGACTTATTACTAAAAAATTTAGAAACAAGAGGTCCAAGATTAAGATAGATTGAGTCGGTATCGCTAGCGATGACATAATCTACATCCTCGGTTTGCAAAAGTTTATTTAGATATCCATTCATCTTGTTCTCAATCCAACGGATTGAGACCTGACCAGACAAGGTGATGGCTTCAGCATTAGCGAGACGGTAATAACGAAAGTGTTCATTGCCGATTGCACCATAAGCAGAGTTCAAAGAGATCTTCTTTGCCATCTGAATGTTATTACAACGGGCGATCTCTTTCATGAGTTCAACAGTAGGAGTTTTCTCATACTCTTTCTTGGCAGCAATCATCTTCTTCTTAAAGATGACACGACTGTCATACATTTTCTTCATCATCTGAGGAAGAAAACCATGAACATCCTTACGATACTGTGCGCCATTAGCACAAACCGCATACTCGCCACCAATCTCTACTTGCTTCTCAAGTATCTTATCAACGGTTGCTGATGAATGTCTGGTATCTTGGAGTGTCTCTGGTGAGATATTGTACTGCATAATAAGGTGAGGATACAGAGAGTTGAGGTCAAAAGACACAACCCAATCATAGAATCCAGGAATTGGTTCTTTGACATATGCACCCGCATACTTCTCAGTCTTAGTAGCACTCTCCTTCTTAGGAGGGATAGCGATCTTACGTTTTAGAAGATCGCAGTAAATATAGTTATCCCACATGCGAACCTGACTAAACACATCTTCATAATTCACCTTAGCATCGTATGCCATAGTGTATGCCAGTTCAATCAATTTCATCTTGTCATCCAGTTTATCCACCAGGCGAACGTCATGGATGTTGTACTCAATAAACTTCTGCCAGTCGTTCTCATAGAACTCTTTGAACGTGTCGAACTCAGAGTGATCAAGTTTCTTCTCACCTAGTTCGACAGAGCAGATGTGATCGAGACGATAACTTTCTTGGTTTGTATAAGTAAATTTCTTATACAATTCAAGATAGTCAAGCGTAGAGATACCAAGCATGTCGATAGAAAAGTTCTTCCGACCTTTGATAAAAATCTCACGCTGCGATACTAATTTCCATGGAGACAATAGTTTGACATACTTCTCCCCCAGAATACGATCAACACGGTTATGAATATACGGCATGTCAAACAACTGTACGTTCCAACCAGTGATCACATCAGGATAATTTGCCTGCCAATAATCCAAGAAGGCACCCAACATGCTTTCTTCTGATCGGAAATGCATGTAATCCACCATGGCATCCTGGTTATTGAATGCTCTCGCTCCGAACACTGTAATGCGACCAGAGAAGCTGTCTTTGATACTAATGGCAAGAATCTCCTGATCGGCAGTTTCAATATCAGGAAATCCATTCTCCGCTGCAGTCTCAATGTCAATGGTAAACACACGGATCTTGCTACTGTCAAACTTGAGTTCTTCCTCAGGATGTTGCTCAGCGATGTACTGATACAAGAATCGTGAGTTTCCATAAATCTCAAAGTTATCAACTTCCTTGTACTGTTTTACAAAGTCTCGTGCCTCAATAATAGAACCAAACTTATGAGGTTCTACACGATTACCCTCAAGTGTGCGCCACTCAGAATAATTCTTTGTAGGCAAATACAGCGTCGGGTTGAAAGGAACCCTGACGCTGTAGCGATTGCCATTTTCATAACCACGCACAAGCAGACGATTGCCTGCTTGCTCCACATTAGTATAAAACTTCATTCAATAGATGGCAGGGATGCAATGTAACGAGCAAGGAGTTCCTTGCTAGGGTTCACGAGAGTGGTGATGTCAGTGGACCTGACCACAATCTCACGATCATCAGACCAATGAGGCCACGGATCAATTCCACCATCACAGTCTACCACATAGGGGTCGCGTAGAATACAGTCAGGGTCACCTGGCAAAGTGTCCCCCTCAATTTCTTCTACTTGAGCGACGATCCACTCATTCGCCAGCTTCAGCAGGTTCGCTGTTATCTCCATCATCACCCTCCTCTGGGAAGAAAATTTGTTCGTTTGTCAATCCAAGTTGATTCAATCTTTCAACAAAATTATTGAGAATATTGTTATCTGGATAAACTACACTAATAATATGTTCACCACTCAAACGATGTTCTTCGATAGGAGAATATGGACACCACCTCTCGTACTTAATAGGGATAGTTCCATCTTCATTTATATCACCCAATGATAGAGTATAAGGATAAATCATACGATATCCTAGAATTTTTGCATTATCTTCTTCTGATCTTACCTCACCAAAAACACAAAGAACATTGTCTCCCGTTGCAAGATTTACAATGCGAATGTTATGATTTGTTTTTAGTTGGGGTTTTGGTGTTTCTGCCATGATATTTTCAATTACATAGAACAATTGTAGCATTAGAAAAGGGGACCGTCAAGTCCCCTTCAATTCTATTTAGAACCATTTCCTTCGCTTCTGTTTGTCTGGCAAATGTTTGATTAGAGTGATGGTTAGAAGTCCGTCCACAAACTTAACATCTTCAACTTCTACATCATCTGCCATTTGCCAGTTGCGTGAAAAGGTTCTGTATGAGATACCTTTATGAGAATACTTTCTCTCTTTATCTGGTGGTGCTTTGCGAGCAGAAACCGTCAGAACATTTCGTTCAGTCTCGACTTCAATATCTTCGCTTGCAAATCCAGCCAAAGCGACTTCAAGTAAGGTTCTGCCATCACTTCCATCGACCACATTGTAAGGTGGGTAATTTGATCCACCTCCTGCAAGAGCCTCAAGTCTGCTGAATGTTTCATCGAATCCAATTGAGTAAGGGGTATAGTGTTCCCAAGTTATGTTAGTCATTGTCCTTAAATAAGCGACGTTTACATGTGACCCGTTAGGCATCACACTAGTAGTTATAACCGTACAACAAAAAATGGGGGTGATGAAACCCCCCATCGTTATTACGGTTTACTCAACCGCTGTCTTCTTACGACCAATATTGTACTTAGATTCTAGTGTCCAATCATTTTTCTCTTTGAATGAAAGTACTTTTATTTGATTCAAAGGAGCTAAGTCTTCAATACTATCTGGATTTGCAACAGTAATTAATCCCCAATCCGACAAAAGTTTTACAATTCTATTTCTACGTTGAATATCATTCAACGATAAGTTAGTAGTTTTTCCATCAAGAGCAAACAACTCTTTGAAATGAACAATATAATACTTGCCTTGCTTATGTAAAATATGACAAGACTGGTAAATTTTTCTTTCTTTACGAGAAGCAACACCAATTCTAGTCAGTGTTTCTCTAACTTTCAAGAAATCGTCTGGTTCTCCTAGGAAAACTTCAACCATATCAGTTGATTTCCATTGGAATATAGATTCTTCACTCATTTTCTTCCACCTTTATTCAATGCCTTTGTAATATAATCTAGCTGATCCTTTGTAAGAATCCTGAGTGCTTGGAGAGCTTTATCGTCATTATAACCATAATACTCTTTGACTGCTTCAAGATAATCAATAGAATCTTTTCTTGCCCAAGGAGAGAAACGCTTCCTCGGTTTCACACTATTTAGTAAAAAATCGTATTGAAGTTTCTTTGGGAGATGAGGATTTTTATTCATCTCATTGACATAAAGGATAGTGTCAGTGAAAGAACTGAGACACCTGTTAATAATATAAGGAGGATACCCTCGCTCAGCATCAGCATCATCATCGAGAATATTCTTTTTAGATTGGTTGATCGAGTACAGGTAGTCTTTGAGTTGGTACGTCATTCCAGTGTCTAATCACTCCACTAATAATAAAAAGGTTGGTAACCAAGTAAGAAATAAAAATAAGGGTGCGTATGCCAGCAATAATATCTGCTTCTCTATCTGTTCGTCCATGCTTCTCCCCTAATGCTTTCGCCCAGATTCTCCACATTAGAACTTCGCAGTGACACCTATAACTTTAGCATTGGGGTTACGAGCAAGAGCGACCTCACGAGCATCCTGATAGTCACGAGCATAGACTTCTTCTTTGAAGACCTTGCCAGCAACATAGAGAGTAACTTCACACTTCATTTGCTAATACCGTTGCGTAGTTGGTGAGGACGAGTTCCTTGCGGCTCGCTTGATCTGTATTATAACTCCCCACAGAGCGCATGGTGTAAGTGTGTGCAAATTCAGCAGCTGTCCACCCGTTGAACCGATCACGGATCAGTTGCGACGAGTTGTAACTGATCAACTGAGGACCAACGAAGCGATCACACTTAGTAGCAAAAAAGTCATGGTTGAAACCTTTATGCATATTGCCACGCTTACCATAAAGATTGCTGCCAATCTCATACGGAGGATCTAGATAAGTGAAGACATCTTTCCAATCAGTCAACAAGTATTCATATGACTTGTTTGTGATAGTCCAGTTAGCAATTAGTTTTTGATACTCTGGCAGTCGGTCGATCCCTGCCATTGAGAAGTTGCTGTCGCTTGCTTGCTTGGAGAAGGAACTGGACTCTGTAAGACCAGAGAAAGAACACTTATTAACCACATAGAAGGAAACAGCACGATGGAAATTTTTAGTGTCTTCCAAAGGTCTTGAAAGATATTCCTTCGCACTATCAAACAAAGTTCTCGCAGATCCAGGATCGATATGTCTTTGTTTGAGTTGGACGAGTTCGTCTCTGAGTGCTTGTCCATGATCCTGTAGTTCTCGCCAGAAATTATAAAGAGGTTCGTAGAGATCGTTGACTACGATATTCAGATGAGGATAACGCTTAGACACTTCAAGTGCTACGCTACCGCCACCCAAGAAAGGTTCACGATACTCACGAAAATCTTTCAGATCAGGCATGTATTGAAAGAGTTTGCTGAGTGCTCTACTCTTCCCCCCTGGGTAGCGTAGAGGTGTCTTCAGGGATTTCATAGTCTTGGTCATGATATTTAAGGTATTCCCAAAAGGTCATTTTCATTTCTTTCTGCGTCATGCCACAGTGAGCAGCAGCAGTAGGTAGGTTCATTGTAGCATGAAACAATGCTTCATGCGCTTCTTTTACATTCTCTGGTGTTGTTTTCACGTATTCGTTTGTAGTGTCGTTCTGGTTCTTTGTCAAGGCGTTCTAACATCTCCTCCATGTAAATAAATTTAGGTTCTTTCTCAATAAATTTGAGCAGTGTCATTTGAATTCACAACTCATCATGATCTCTGTCAAGCAGGCAAGCATGTTGACTTCCTGATCAGGAACAACAGCAATGTCCCTCATGTACTTAGCAATGATAAGAACTGCCTCAGGAATAGAAGCAGGTTTCATAACACCATAGATGCTGTCATAGATCTTACGCATCACCATGCTGGGGTCATTGTCCATGTGTTGAACAACCCAGTTCTTTACATTGGTGAACTCTTTCTTCTTCAGGGACGCAAGAAGTGTATCCAAATTAACGTCAGAAACGTCCACAAGGATAGCAGATGAGATACTACCAGTAGCGGCATACCGTTGGCACTCATTAATAAGACGACGCCAATCAGGATAATACCGACGAACAAGTTTAGCAAGAACTTTGTCTTCGTACTCAACTTGTTCATGGACGAGAATAGATTTCAAACGAGTGAAGAACTCACCTTGTAGTTGAACTGCTTGCTCAGGTTTGATACGAAAGTCAATGACAGTGCAACGAGAGTGCAGCGGTTCAATGATCTTATTGATGAAGTTACAGGTGAAGATGAAGCGGCAGTTCGTATGGAACTCCTCTACGGCGGTCCTGAGGGACAGCTGGACATCGTTAGTGGTGTTGTCTGCCTCATCAATGATAACGACCTTGTGGGACGCTCCAGAGGTCAGAGAGACCGTGCTAGCGAACTGACGGATACGATTACGCACCGTGTCTAGGAAGCGTCCTTCATCCGATCCATTGATGACGATGTAGGACGCACCGATCTCCTCACACATCGCCTTGGCAATGGTGGTCTTGCCGACGCCTGCAGTGCCTGTCAGCAGCAGGTTAGGCAGCTCCCCCTGGTTGACAAAACCCTGAAACACTTCTTTAGTGCTAGCAGGGAGGATACAATCTTCAACAATGTTGGGGCGGTATTTCTCCACCCACAAAAACTCTTTACTCATTCCAAAGGTCTCGTAAATGATTTACTAACGATGCTTTTGGCGTCAAG